TTGCTATTGGTGATCCTGATGATATGTTGTTTTTGAAAGCAAAGAATTGGGGTTCTGGAAATATTCCTGCTTGGCGAGCCAACAGTAATAATAGTATTTATGCAGACGCTTATGATGAAATCCTTCCTGAACTCTGGAAGGGTTATGATGGTACAGGAGAACCATATGGTCTTGTCAACCGCAAACTTGCAAGAACTTATGGAAGACTTGGTGAGAAATCCCTAGATCCCTCTATTGAAGGATTCAATCCTTGCGCAGAGATTGCGCTTGCAGATGGTGAGTCGTGTAACCTTGCAACAATCTTTTTACCTAATGTTGAAAGTCTAGCCCAGTTGTTAGAAATTTCAAGACTGTTGTATTTGGTTCAAAAGCAAATTACGCAACTATCTTACCCATACGAAAAAACTACTAACATCGTTAGAAAGAACACTAGACTTGGGCAATCTATTACTGGTATTTTGCAATGTGATGAAAAGCAAATTGGCTGGTTGTCTGAAGCTTATGATTACCTAAAATCCTACGATCAGTCCTATAGCAAAGAAAGAGGCTGGAATCAATCAGTTAGATTGACCACTGTTCAACCTTCAGGAACTTTGTCATTGCTTCCAGGCGTAACTCCTGGTATTCACCCAGCTTTTGCCCCTTACTATATTCGCAGGGTGCGGTTCAGCTCTGTTGACCCATTAGTTGATGCCTGCCGAAAGAGAGGCTATAAAGTAACTTGGGATATGGGTTTGGATGGTCGTGAAGACCATACTCGCTATGTTGTTGAGTTCCCTTGCCAATCTCCAGAAAATTCAATTCTTGCTTCAAATATGACAGCTATTGAACAACTTGAATGGGTAAGGAAAATGCAAACTGTTTGGGCTGATAATGCTGTATCGGTAACTGTGTATTATAAAAAAGAAGAGCTTAGTTCTATAAAAGAATGGCTGTCTAAGAATTATGATTCATCGGTTAAGTCAGTATCTTTCCTGTTGCATGTTGATCATAACTTTGCACTTCCGCCATATGAAGAAATCAGTAAAGAGGAATATGAGAAAGCTCTCAACAAATTGGATTTTTCAACACCTATTCATCAAAACTCTACCGATCTGACCATTGAAATGGATGATTGTGCTACAGGAGCATGCCCAGTTAAGTAGTTTCTGTATTGATTGCGTACAAAATCATCTCTATTTGAATAAAATTGGTGTATACTGATACATATGTCAGACATGATTAAAGATAAAAATATTTGGGTTCCTGAACGGGCGTTTGGTGTCTGTGTATATTTTACAGATAAGCACGAAGCTTTATCTGATGGTGATGGTGTCTTGTGTGCAGAAGGTCATGTTTATGATCTAAAAGTAGAAAGCAGAGTCCTGCAGGCTGGTAAGTATTGGACTGGTGAAGATACTGGTTATGTTAAATGGGTTCCAGGTGGAAGAAAAGTTTCTGCTTCGGAACGAGAAGATCAAACAGCACGGCTTGCTGATGGCTTGATTGCTGATCCATTTGAAGACATGTATGACAATCATTTCGGGAGCGGTATCTAACATGGAAAATAAAATGGAAGTAATGGAAGATGATTATAACGATAATGAAATAGATGATATTTCATATATGGGGTTTTCTACAAAGGCAGAAGAGACAGACCCTTTTTCTTTTGTAAAAATATCTTCGCTGTCTCCTAAAATGAAAAGAAAAGCTGCAAAGCTTGAAAAGAAGCATGAAGGTGCAGACGGTACTGAATCTAAGTATATTGACCCAGAAAGAGTTAGTGGGTATTCACTTTATGATATCGTCAGCCCCCCGTATGACCTAGATACTCTTGCTGGACTCTATGACCAAAGCGCAATTCATTATGCTGCTATCAATGCAAGAGTTATGAACACTGTTGGTTTGGGTTATGAATTTACAGAAACGCTTAAGGCAAGAAGAAGAATTGAGAAAGCACAAGGGAACGAAGAAAAGATTGCACGGCTTAGACAGTCGCAACAAGATTTGAAAGAAAGTATTGATGAAATTTTTGAAAATTTAAATGTTGAAGAAACATTGATTGAAACACTAGTTCGTGTTTGGCAAGATGTCCTTACTGTAGGAAATGGTTATTTGGAAGTTGGTAGAAATAATTCTGGTCAAATTGGGTATATTGGTCATGTACCAGCAACGCTTGTTCGGGTAAGAAGAAAGCGTGATGGATATGTCCAAATTGCGAAAAGTAATAAAATCCAAGCCGTATTCTTTAGACAGTTTCAAGATAAAGAAACACTTGACCCAATCAATAATGACCCAAAGCCAAACGAGTTAATTCATTTTAAAATTTATTCACCGAACAACTCTTATTATGGAGTGCCAGCCGCAGTTTCGGCAGCTACGGCTATTATCGGGGATAAGTTCGCAAAAGAATATAATATTGATTATTTTGAAAACAAAGCTATTCCACGATATGCAATCATTTTAAAGGGTGCAAAACTTAGTAACAAGTCTAAGCAAGAGCTTGTAAATTATTTTAGAACAGAAGTTAAAGGTCGCAATCATGGGACTCTAGTTATTCCTATCCCAGCAAGTATTGGTTCTGATGCCGATATTAAGTTTGAAAAGCTTGAAGCTGGTGTGCAGGACTCTTCGTTTGATAAATATCGTAAATCTAACAGAGATGAAATTTTGGTTGCGAACAGAGTACCTGCTCCAAAAGTTGGTGTATATGATAATGCAAACCTTGCAGTATCTAGGGATGCTGATAAAAGCTTCAAGATGCAAGTTATTGGACCAGACCAAGCGGTCATTGAAAAGAAGTTGAACAGACTTATGCTTGAGTTTACTGACTTGGTTCAATTGAGATTAAAGAAAATTGACCTCATTGATGAGGACATCCAATCAAGAATTAATGATAGGTATTTGCGAACAGAGGTTATTACGCCGAATGAAGTGAGAAATCAAATTGGTCTTCCTGAAAGATTTGATGGTGACTTCGTTTTGCCTTTCCCAACAAATATCAAAAAAGAACAAAATGATGCGGCTGCAAATGATGTTGGTGCCCCAATAGGGAATTCTAATAATGCTGCTTCAGACCCGCCAAAGTCACCTACTGGTGATGGGGCAACAAGTGATCCACGAGCAGACGGTGCACAAGCCGAGCGTGGTCAAAATCAGGATTCTGGAGTGAACAACGATTCAACCAGTAAGTTTAATCAAGGAGATTGGAATGAGTGAAAATACTTTGGTGTATTCAAATAAAAATTTAGTAACAGCTGACGGAGCTGTAAATATTGGTCAACACACAAGTGAGATCTATGTCTACAACAAGGGCGCTAGTGATGTTGATATTAAACTCAATGGGCTATATACAGTCTTGCTTCCAGCGGAGTCTACAGAGTATGTAGAAATTGGTGGTGACTACACAAGTATTGAAGTAGTCACTGCGGGCTCTGCAGTAGCAGTATTTGCACTGGGCTGATTTGCAATATTGTTAAAAACAATATATGCTATATAGTTACGAGGTGTGTTAATGACAGATTTTAATTTTGCCTTCCCTATTGATATGATTAAAAGGGAGCAGCGTATTGTTGTAGGTATTGCTACAGCAGATAATGTTGATAAATCTGGTGACATTGTTGACTTTGAAGCCTCTAGAGAAGCTTTTGCAAATTGGGGTGGAAACATCAGAGAAATGCATTCCCCTATTGCAGTTGGCAAAGCAGTAAGTTATGAGCCAATTATTATTCAAGGTGAAGACGGTGCTGTTTATAATGGTTTTAAAGTAGAAGCTTATATTTCTAAAGGCGCTGAAGACACTTGGCAAAAGGTGTTGGATGGCACACTTCGTTCTTTCTCTATTGGAGGCAAAGTTGTCTCTAGAGAAGAATCTTCTGAAAAATTTTTTAAAGGAAAGCCAGTAAGTATTATTAAAGAGTATGTCCTTGGAGAATTGAGCCTAGTTGACAACCCAGCAAATGCGCTGGCTATTATTGACATTGTTAAAATGAATGAAGAAGGCTTATTCAAGTACGCTCTTGATTGCGATCTTGATTGCCAATTGGCAAAAGCAAAGCAACCGCTTAAAGATCCAAAAGGTGGATTAACTGCTGCAGGAAGAAGGCACTTCAAGGAAACTGAAGGCGCAAATCTTAAACCAGGAGTTCGTGGTGCTGCAGATACTCCTGAGAAAATGCGCCGTAAGGGTTCTTTCTTAACAAGATTTTTTACAAATCCATCTGGACCAATGAAAAAGCCTAATGGTGAACCAAGCAGACTTGCTCTTTCAGCAGCAGCATGGGGTGAGCCAGTTCCACAAAATATGGCAGATGCAGCAGAACTGGCTGCTAAAGGCAGAAGGCTTCTTGAGAGATACGCAAAAACAAAAGAAAAGGGAGATTTTGAAAATGATTTTGATGAGTCAATTTCTTTTGAAGATGCTCTTTTGGAACAGATTATTGATCTTGCAAAAGAAGATGAGTGTGATTGTGGGTGTGGGGAGTGTGGAGATATTGCAAAAGATGGTCTTGGTGCAGGCGGTGGGGCACCAGCAGTGTCTGTTAGTACAGACAATGCAGAATCAAAATATCCCTCACAGGGGAAATTTAAGACTCCAACTATGGCAAATTCGCCATCTGGTTATCCAAAGTTTAAGCCAAAAAAGAAGATGAAGAAAGAAGAAAATACTTGTCTTGACGGTTATCATCAAGAGGGCGAAAAGGAAGATGGGAATGGAAATATGGTTCCAAACTGTGTTCCTGATATTACTGTTAAATCAGAAAACCAAGATGGCGAGCCATCGGCAGCTCATATTCTGAGTATGCTAAACGAGATATTTGCAAATACTACAAAAAGCTTTGATTATGATAAGACTAATGTAGAAAACTTTGCTATACTTAAAAAGGAAAATGAAAATATGGAATTAATTATGCAGCAAGATACAGAATTGCAATTAAATGATACTTATGATAAGATCTCTGACATGAATGAACAAGACATCAACAGACTTTCGCTTGTAAAAAAGTTTGTTAATTGGCTTGTGCCAGATGTTGAAGAAAAGGCTTCAAACACAATTGAAGTAATTGGAAACACACAGGAGGAAGAAATGGATATTAATGTCCTTAAAGATGCTCTCAGTGCTGTTGTTGACGAGAAACTAGCTGGCTTTGCTACTTCAATCAAAGAAGAAGTTGAAGCTTCAGTTCAGGAAAAACTTGAAACAGTCGCAAAGGGATTTGAAGCACAGAATGCTGAGCTTCAGCAGAAATTAGAAGTAGCAGAAGTTGCTTTGGCAGAACAAACCGAAAAGGTTGATGCTTTCGCAGCAGCTGGTGCAGTTAAGAAGAGCGTTGATCCAGAAGATGATGAGGAAGAAGGCGAAGCACTTGCTAAGTCGGCTAATGTATCATTCTGGAAGAATACATATTTGCCACAGGAGTTAATCAACTCCCTGGGTTATAGGTCATAAGGGAGGATTATCATATGGCAACACAACAAGAAATTTTAGAAAAAGCAAATGAAGTCACTACAGCAGTGGTTTCAAACAGCAGTCCAGTCAGCGGCGGCGGCGGTCTTCTCTACCCAGAGCAGGCAAATCGTTTCCTAGACTTCATTGTTGATCAATCAGTTCTCATGCAGAACGCAAGAGTTGTGCGCATGCGCACACCTCAAATGGACATTGATAAGGTGTCCGTTGGTACTCGTTTGCTTGCAAAAGCAACTGAGGCAACAGATGATGGCGCAAACGCAGCTGTCACATTCAGCAAGGTTTCGCTTACAACAGTTAAGCTCCGTTTGGATTGGAATATCTCAACAGAGTCGTTGGAAGATAACATTGAGGGTGCATCGTTGGAAGATCATATCGCACAGATTATGGCTCGCCAGACTGCAAACGATATGGATGATTTGTTTATCAATGGTAATACATCGTCAAACAATAGTCTTATCAAAGCTCTTGATGGTTTCAACAAGTTGGCAAGAACTTCAGGTCGTGTCGTAGATTTCGCTGGAAACAATGTTTCCCGCTCAACATATGACAAGGTTTTGCGTAACTTGCCAAGCAAGTACTTGCAACGCCGTAACGAACTGCGATTCTTCACAGGTCCAGGAGTTGTTCAGGACTCAATCTACAGCTTGGGAAATCCAAACTCGGCAACTGACGCAACAGCAGGCGCACCTGCTCCAATGTCAACAGCTGGTGAAATGGCTTTCTTGCAAGGTTCAATGAGAATGAATGGTGGTCCAGGTTCAACTGGTCTTTCCCCATTCGGTATCCCATTGGTTGAAGTCCCTTTGATGCCAGAAACGGCAACTGGTGACTACTCAGCAGCTTCAGGCAGCCATGGTTTCGTGGAACTTACCTTCCCAAATAACCGTGTTATTGGTATCCACCGTGACATCACAGTGTATCGCCAGTTCAAGCCAAAGACTGACACAATTGAGTACACACAGTACATGAGAGTTGCGAATAACATTGAAAATGCTGATTCATATGTAATCGGTAAGAATGTTAAGCTTCGTACCCTTTAATAACTAATAGTTAATTGGTGATGGGCGGGGTTCACAACGAACCCCGCCCTTTATCATGTAAATTGATTTAAATATAATTAGATGATAGGATTGGTAATATGACTCAGCAAAAGAATAGCGTTACAACAAAAAAACTTGATGAAGCTAAAAAAGCTCCTGTCAAAAAAGTTGCTGTTAAGAAAGAAGAAATTGAAAAGGCTGTTGTCAAAGATCAAAAAGTTTTAGTTTTTTTTGAAAGCGGTGCTGGTTATTCAACAGTGTCGGGTATCAACTTTTCTCAAACATTTAAAATGGAAGAAGTTCCATTAGAAGAAGCTAATTTTCTTTTAACATTAGATAATTTTAGACTACCTAATGACGAAGAAAAGGAATTGTATTATAATAAACAGGAGGGCTAAATATGGCAGGGAATCTTTCTAACTATCTTGAAAACAAATTGATTGACCATTTTCTAGGTACAACCGCATATACAATGCCGACTACTGTTTATGTCGCTTTGTACACAGCTGCCCCAGATGACACGGGCGGTGGAACACAAGTCACTGGTGGTTCGTATGCTAGACAGGCTGCAACTTTTTCTGCATCGTCTGGTGGTGCAACATCTAACAGTGCCAATATTGACTTTGCAGGGATGCCTGCAGTTACGACAGTTGCAATCGGTATTTTTGACGCTTTGACCAGCGGTAACTTATTGTTGCATGGGACTCTTACAACAAACAAAACAACGGATGCTGGGGACACTCTAAGAATCGCAACAGGCGATCTTGATATCAGCATTGACTAGGAGATTAGTATGCTGAGAAGAGAATTCAATGGTGCGGTGCTCAAGACAACTCTTTCTGCTAATATCAGCAACAGCGCTTCTTCAATTTCAGTTGCTGATGGTTCAACATACCCAACTGGGGTTAATCCGTTTGTAATTATTTTGGATCGTGGTACTTCGGCAGAAGAAAAAGTTTTAATCTCTTCAAGAGCAAGTAACACTCTTACTGTTTTCCAAAGAGGGTATGACGGTACAGTTGCCAGTTCTCATGTTTCTGGTTCTGATGTTGATCATGTCTTGGATGCAGCTGTTATACAAGATATGAATACAACAACATACGATAACGAAGTTCTTGTTTGGATGGGGGTATAATATGGCTAATTTAACACCAAAAAGTTTTTACATAGGAAGTGGATCAGCTATAGATGCTTACACAACAGCAAATACAGTTGGGAACTATTCAATTATTAAAAACATTAATCTTTGCAATACAACATCCTCTAATGCCGTTTGTAGTATCCATATTCTTGTTGGGGCGGCATCTGCTGCTAATAATAATAAGGTAGTGAGCAATGTTACTGTATTGGCAAATAATGTTGTGTATTATAATACATCAATAGTTATACCTGCTAATAGTAAAATCTATGTTGATCAAGTTACGGCTAACGCTGTTACATTTACAATTAGCGGTGTAGAGTATGCCTGATCTTAATAGGTCTTTACTTTCAGAAAGCGAAAACGCTGATACGCTTAATGGTTTAGGCGATGTCGTTATTACTTCTCCGCTTCAATTCCAAGGATTGATGTATGATGGAACCAACTGGGTAAACAGCAACATCCCAGATGTATACCTTGTCAGAAACAATACTGGCTCAACCATACCCAAAGGAACCTTGGTTGGTGCTGTTGACGCAGAACCTAGCGGAAGAATAGATGTTGCACCGTTTCAAGTAACAGGAACAGAAAACTCAGAACTTCGTGCGATGGGCATTGCTACAAGCAATATATCTAGCGGCGTTAACGGCGAAGTGATGAGTTTTGGAACTCTAACTGGTCTTGACACAAGAGGAAACACCGCCAGTGCACTTGCGGTTGGTGACGAGACTTGGGCTGCTGGTGACATCCTTTTTGCCCACCCAACCGTTGATGGAAAACTCACAAATGTAAGACCACAACATGACCTTGCTGTTGCATTCATTACCGTTCGTCATGCTTCCACTGGTCAGATTGCAATAAGAATTATTCCAGGGAATAACCATCTTGAGTGGATGCACGATGTTTCCCTTGTTGACAAAGCTTCTGGTGATTTTTTAAAGTATAACGGAACTCTTTGGGTTAATGATCAAATTGATCTTGGAACAGATACAACTGGTAACTATATTGCGACAATTGCTGGAACCGCAAATGAAATAACTGTATCTGGTTCTGGTTCTGAAAATTCAGCCGTTACAATTAGCTTACCAGCTAATGTTACCATTTCAAACAATCTTGTAGTAACTGGTGATCTAACTGTTAGTGGAAATACTACTACTCTCAATACTGCTAATCTTAATGTTGAAGATAATTTCATTATGCTTAATTCTGGTGAAACTGGTTCTCCTACATTAAATGCTGGTATTGAAGTTGAAAGAGGTACTTCTACAAATGTTTTAATTAGCTGGGATGAAACAACAGATAAATGGCAATTCACTAATGATGGTTCAACTTACGACAATATAGCTGGAACTGCTAGTCCAACATTTACAGGAACCATAACTGGAAGCCCTGCTGCTGGCACAACATCAACTGCGGCTAGTGGTATTGGGTATATGGGTCTACCACAGAATTCTACTACCACGGGCGCTTATAGTGTTGTTGCAGCTGATGCTGGATTACACATTTATTCTACCGCAACTCGTACAGTAACTATTCCTGCTAATTCCAATGTCGCTATGCCTGTTGGTACAACTCTTGTATTTATTGCTGGCACGGGTGCAACAGTTACTATTGCAATAACAACAGACACAATGTATTTAGCTGGTATTGGAAGTACTGGTTCAAGAACTCTTGCTGCGCTTGGTATGGCAACTGCTGTAAAGATAGCTTCAACAACATGGATAATCAGCGGTAACGGACTAACCTAATGACTGGTGTACTCTCGGGGATGATCGGGAGCATGAAAGGCGCTACTGCTCCTAAAACAGCTCCAACATCGTTAAGTGCTGTTGCATCTAGTACAAGTGTTGCTATATCGTTTACTGCACCATCTGATGATGGTGGTTCGGCGATAACAAACTATGAGTATTCGTTTAACAACTCGTCTTGGACTGCACTTAGTCCTGCTGATGCAACCAGTCCAATTACAATTAGTGGTCTTTCAGGATTTACTAGTTATAGCGTTTATTTGAGGGCTGTGAATATTGTTGGTTCTGGTCCTGCTTCAAGTGCTGTTTCGTTCACAACTTTTGCTGCACCTACAACTACAATTAATGCAGTAAACAATGTTAACCAAAGTCGTGGAACTTTTAATGCAACAATAAGCGCTAATGGCTCAAGTACAGCAGTTTATTTTCAGTACAACACAACGAACAGCTTTGCCGCTTTGTCCTCCGAGGCGGCTGTTGCCACTGTGACTACTCAATCCGCTGCTGTTTCTTATACACAAACTGGGTTGTCAACTAGCGCAGGTGTTGATGGTGGTGGTGTCGGTTATTATGTTCGGGTTGTAGCAGTAAATAGTGCTGGAACTACATATTCAGGTGTTACTTCGTTTAACACTTGGGGTTTGAGAGCATACAGTACGCGGACTCCTGGAGTTCACAACATGACTGTTCCTACTGTTTCTGGCTTAGTTCCTCATCCATTGCCTGAAGTTTATATAATTGGCTCAGGTGGAGGAGGTGGTTATACTGGTTCAGGTGGTGGCGCTGGTGGTTATGTTGCTAGAACCAATGTTGCGTTTACGGCAGCTGATGGCTATATGACCATTGTTGTTCAAAACCCTGGTGCTGGAGGTTACAACTTGCAGGACGGAAATACAGGAACCTTTAATGGCGCTCCTGGCGGTTACTGTCAACTTTATGGAAGTCAGTTTTCATCCCTTGTTGCTGGTGGAGGTGGAGGTGGTGCTTATGAGGGTTACGGTGGTAATGTTGGTAGCGGAGATAACCCTGCATATACAGGTGGTAATTATGCTGTATATATAGTTGGCAAGAGCACTTACAAAGCAGCGGGTGGTGGAGCAGGTAATGATGGCAATGGCGGCAATGGTGTAGCGACAGCAACTGGTAATGTAGTTTCTGGTAATGGTGGTCCTGGAAATGGTTTTTGGGGAAATGCTGGCGGTGGTGGTGGTGGTGATAGACATACTCAAGGAGCAAACGGCTCCCCATACAATGTTGGCGCTGGTGGCGCTGGTGGGGATGGTGTTTTTGCAAACGGTAGCCCTGGTGTTGTTGGTCAGGTATACTTCACTTATTACGGACCATAGGAGGAATTATGGAAACAAAAAATTACGACATAAACAACTTGAAATATTATAAATTATTTTATATGCTTGACAGTATCACGGATGATTCTTTAAAACTGTTTCGTAGGACACCAGCAGGTGATGAAGAATTTATTGCGTACAACCTGCATCGCATGCCTGATGGCAAACTGCTCGTAGCATTTGGGCTTTATTGGGAGTTTCAGACAGTGCATAGCCTTGTTGCTATATGCGGTGACAAAGAAGAATATGTTAGTTTATTACCTTTTGAGCGTGTAATATCATATTGGAATCCAACAGTGGATTATGCAGATAAAGGTATTTTTATATTTGCTAACTCTAAACCTATTTATGTTGATCCTGATGATTGGCGTTGCGATAATACTTTTTACGGCTCAGAACGCTACATAACTTCGGATGGAATTTTACCTTACAGATCCCCAAAAGCAGGAGAGATTACTGTTTATGAGCCGATCATAAATATAAGCGGGGTGTCAAACTTAATATATATAAACACAGTAGAAGAAGAACCTCTTAAAAACATTGTTATTAATGAAGATATTATCCCTACCTCTACGATAACTTTGTCGGAGATGTTTCGTCTAATAACTGAATGGGCTGTATTGGCTGATGCGCCTTTTAATAGCACAGAGCCAATTTCTTTGGATGCCAAAAAGTTTCTTGAACAAATAGGTTTTGATAGTTCATTAGTAGCAAACCAAGTAGACATGCAAGTTGCTGAATACCTAAAAGGCAACACCAATGCTCGTATGCGACCTGCTGATGTTGTTGAAACAAACCAAGAGTTGCTTAATTTTGTTAAACAAAAAATGGCTCACATGTCTTTATCGGGTCTGATGTCTTGTTACCCAGAGTACGGCAATCTTGATGCTGAAATTCAAATGGATATTGACTCTGCCAATGATGAATTTGCTCAGACACTTTTAAATATGAGAATTGAAGGAGATTATTCTTTGGATGATTATAAAGATGTATTGGGTTTGATTCCTGACAATTATCATAATGCAACAGAGCATTATAATTTTAGGTGGAGTATATTGAAACTAAAAAGAGACTTAGCTTTGTCTTTGATTAATTAGTATTAAATATCACAGTTATCTTAAGAATAACTTTTAAACTATAATCTATATGTGAAAAGAATTAAATTTAGAAAAGGTTCTTGGGTAATTTTGCCCGCACTTATTTTTGTTTGGTTTTTTCCAACACCGTACTCTGTTAAAGCCGATGCGCTTGGCGAGTGGACATACAGCCAATCACAAAACTGTGGTGGTTACATTGAAGCCGTAGACAACGCCATAACTTTACATGGTCCTGATAACCAATTAGCACCGCAAGGATCACCTTGTGGGGGAGCGCATTGGGTCAAAATTGAAACCATTATCCCTGCTGATTTAGAAACTCTTGATTTCACTTGGTCATATCAAACGAATGACGGTTGGGTATATGACCCACCGCAGTACGGTATCAACGGGGTTTACACGCTGATTACACAAGTCAACACTTCATCGGGAACCTTGTCTGTGCCTGTTGAAGAAGGCGACATCTTTACATTTCGCCAATACTCAATAGATACCTGCTGTCAACCTGGTCATCTTACAATTAGCAATTTATCTTTATGGAATGGTATTGTTGAATCAACTACAACAACTTCTACTACCACTACGACTACCTCTACTACTACAACCACGACTACAACCACGACTACAACAACAAGCACCATCCCAGAAACAACAACAACCGTAGAAATTCCAGAAACAACAACCGTAGTAATCCCAGAAACAACAGCGGTAGTTGTTATAATTACACCAGAGGCTCCAGCAACCACGGTTGAGGTTATAAGTACACCAGAAACGCTCCCAGAGGCTCCTGTGGAGGTGTCTCCAGAGCCTACGACAGTTGCAATTCCAGATCCCGAGCCTGTTGTTGTAGAAACACCTGCTGAAACCACAAGCTCAATTCCTGAAGAAGTTGTTCCGAACACCAGTGTGCCTGATACAGACATTACTGTTGATACAGATATAACGCTACCTTCTGTCGGTGAGGTTATATCGGATGCGGTATTAACGAATATCCTTGAAGACACCTTTACAGCTGACGCTTCAACAGAAGAAATAACGGCTGCACTTGATAATATCTTGGACGCAGACCTTTCTACTGAACAATTTACTGCGGTGATGGATGCCGTACTTACCGATACATCTGATACAGAGCAGGTGTCTGAAGTCCTTGTCAGTTTGCTGAGTTCTAGTCTTTCGGGTGAAGAACTTACAATTGTAATGGATACTGTCTTTAGTGAGGAAGCAAGTGTAGAAGAGATGGGTGCAATTGTTGAAAACTTGTTAAGTTCTGACCTTTCATCAGCAGAATTGACAGCAATATTTACTGCGGCTTTTGACGGAGACTTGTCTGATGCAGAAACTATTTCTCTTGCCGAGGATGTACTTTCGCAACCTGTATCCACTGAAGAACTTACAGCGGTTATTACGGCTATCTTTGATGAGGAAGTATCTGATGAGGTATTGGTTACAACCTTTACGGCTGTGCTTGAACAGCCTCTCACACAAGAAGCATTTACTGCGGTAGTTGATGTTTTGGAATCGGATACAATTAGTTCGGATCAAGTTTCACAAGTAGTTGATTTAGTTATCAGTCAAGATGGCGGTGTTTCTGCTGATCAAGCAACTGAATTAGCAACAAGCCCCAAAGTGCTTGAAAGCATTGATGGATCGCAAGCAACTGAAGTCTTTGATGTGATTGTAGTTTCTGAAGTTACAGCAGAAGATGGTCTTGCAATTTCACAAGCTCTTGTAGACGCTCCTACGGAAGTGAAAGAGGCATTTGAAGAAGAACTTAATATATTTGAAGGGGTGTTTGATATATATGTCCCGACTGATTCAGGCATTAATGTTGGGGTAAGAAGAACATTTGTTGCTGTAACTGCAATCGCTACAACACTTACAACTGCTGCTGGCGCTGCACCACTATCTGGTGGGTCATCGGGTGGAAGTGGAGGCTCACCTGCTGGTGGGGGCGGTATGCCCGATAATGGAAAATCATCTAAAATTAATAGGCGTAAGGGTCAGCCTAGGAGGAGAATAAAATGAAAAAATTGTTAAAAGAAATGCATGATTTAACATGGACTTTATCTGGATCTTTTATGGTATTTATTACTCTGTCTGGTCCAACGCTTAATTCTGCAATTAAAATCACAGTAATTGCTGCTGTAATTCATCTTGTTGGTCAAATGATCAAGAAGGATGATGAATAATAATAGTTACGATATAATGTAGTATCGCCCGTTGGGGCAAGGAGGTGGTCTTTTGTCTACTTTGTTAAATGAGAATAATAAGAAAATGGTTGCGTCTTGGGCAAGATCCTTTATTGGAGCTGGACTCGCAGTTTATATGACAGGTAATCATGATTTGAAAGCTATCGGTACTGCTGGAGTTGCTGCTCTTGCACCTGTAATCATGCGTTGGTTGAATCCAAACGATGCTGCTTTTGGTCGGGGAAAATAATCCCTCTAAAATAATTTAGGAGTTTAAGTGAAACAAATACAGAATATTCTTTTTAGAATACTGGCTACTTTTTCTGCGTCAGCTCTTGGTGTTATCGGAGCTGGCGCTATAGCCGATGTGCCTTTATGGAAAGCTTGCTTTATGGCTGGAATTGCTGGGGTTGCCGTTGTTGTAGAAGGACTCTCACGAGCCTTCTTAGATGATGGTAAACTATCTTTAGAAGAAATTGATGCTGTGTTTAACAGAAAAGTTGGAGGAGATAAATAATGGCTAAAGTTGAATGGGATTATATTGTTCCAGTTAAAATGCCTGCTGCATTAAAAAGTGTAGAACCAGGTAAGTTGCACCCAAGTTTGTTGCGAGATATTCCAACGGGTGGAAAATTATTTTATCTTGCAGCAGATGCTTGGAATGCAATGGTTGAGGCTGCAAAAGCTGCTGGCGTAGAACTTACTCCCACGAGCAGCGGTGATTTATATCGCAGTTATGACAGCCAAAAGGCTGGATTTTTAACTCGCTATAGCCTTCAAGATACGGGTACTGGTTCAACAAAAACTTTTGAAGGTAAGACTTGGTATTTGAAGAAAGGTATGGCAATGCTTGCAACACCAGGTAAATCGCAGCATAACCTCGGGCTGGCTGTGGATATTGCTGGTGCTTCGGAAAAGAAAAGGATGAATTGGTTGATTGCAAATGTTGAAAAGTTTGGGTGGAGTTGGGAAGTTGTTCCTTCAGAGCCTTGGCATATTCGTTATGTATCTGGAGATACTCCAACTGCTGCTGTGCAAGAATATGTTGCTCGTAACCCAAAACCAGCGGGGATGTTCGGTTCTGTTGCAGAACAGAAAGCTGCTGTTGAAGTAAAGGCATCTACTCCCCCAGCCAATGTTGCTGCAGCCGCAAGCCAACCAGTTATCATTAAAGATAATAAAGGTCCAGCTGTTAAAAAAGCTCAATCATTATTAAATGAAAAGGGTTATGCGTGTTCACAAGACGGTGATTTTGGTTTAAAAACTTTGGAAATTGTGAAGAAATTTCAAAAAGATAAAGGCATTCCTGTAACTGGAAAAGTTGATGCAGCGACCTGGGCTGTATTGCTAGCATAAGCAATTTACGATAATATCTTATAGAGGTATTATGGCTGCAACTAGAGATATTAGTATTTATCAAGGCGATACTTATGCGCATGAATTGCGTATAAAAGATAGCGCTAATGCAAATGTAAACATTACAAGTAGAACTTATACTGGTCAAATTAGAAAAAAAAGAAATTCTGATATAATTAGTGCTACTTTTACATCAAATATTACCAATGCCGCAAACGGAATTGTTGTCTTGTCTTTAACATCAGCGTCTACTGCTAACATAGCATCTGGAACTTATGTTTATGATTTTCAAGAAACTAATGGTACTACTATCACAACCCTAATTACGGGGTCTTGCATAGTTGTTGGGGAGGTGAGCAGATAATGTCAGGAGATACTACAACCGTTCAGGTTAAGTCTGGTGATATAACTTCACTTTCTATTTCTTCAGATATTTCTAATATTACTGTTGCGTCTGAAATTACAGCCATAACAGTGCAAACAAATGATACTACGGTGCTCACATCAGCGCCAGCAACAATAAATATGCCATATTTAAATTTTGCAGATACTACTCCTGCCGACATCGCTCGGACTGGGGTAATAGGTGTGAGTGTGCTAGCAGCAAGGGCAGATCATGTTCATAGTGCAGCATCGTTATTAATGGATGGAGGAAACTACTAATGGCTAATACGCTAAGAATTAAGAGAAGGTCATCTGTTGGTGCTGCAGGTGCACCAACAAGTCTGGAAAATGCGGAATTAGCATTTAACGAAGCAGACAATATTTTGTATTATGGTACAGGAACTGGTGGCGCTGGTGGCAGTGCAACATCTGTTATTGCAATTGGCGGTTATGGAGCATACACTACGCTCGGGACAACGCAAACTATTACTGGGGATAAAACTTTCTCTGGTGTAGTTATTGTGCCTACCCCTTCTGCAAACACCCATGCCGCTACCAAGCTTTATGTTGACGGTGCAATTGCCAATGTCGCAACTTCTTTTACAGCGGCTGGCGATAGCGGCTCAGTTTCTATTTCTAGTGGAACTGATACTCTTACAATTGCTGGTGGAACTGGTTTAACATCATCAGCAGCATCTGTTGACACAATCACATTAAATCTTGATAATACAGCCGTTATTGCTGGTACATATGGTAACACATCAGCTGTTGGTGTGTTTACAGTTGATGCTCAAGGTCGTTTGACAGGAGCAACTAGTAATACAATCTCTATCTTGTCTTCACAAGTTAGTGATTTTACAGCAAATACAAGAGCATCAATTAGTGTTTCTGGAGATCTTGCCTATAATACTACAACTGGTGTAATTAGCTTTACCAACGATGCTGGTGATATTGAATCAGTAACCGCTGGGACTGGATTGTCTGGTGGTGGAACATCTGGTGCTGTCACTTTGGATCTTGCTAATACCGCTGTTACAGCTGCTACTTATGGCAATGCATCTTCTGTTGGAACATTCACGGTTGACGCTCAAGGTCGTTTGACCAATGCTGTGTCTACATCAATCTCAATTGCATCAACAGCCGTTTCTGATTTTGTAGAAGCTGCCCAAGATGCTTTTGGCACATTAGTAACTAATGGTACACAATCTGGGATTACAGTTACTTATGATGATGCCAATACAAAGGTCAACTTCTCGGTAGCTGCTCAAGCATTCACACTTGCTGGCGATACTGGAACTAGTCAAACAATTACTGCAGGGGATACATTAACAATCTCTGGTGGTACTGGTCTTACAGCAACTGCTGGTGGTGCAACAGATCAGGTTACAATTGACCTTGATAACACAGCCGTTACTGGTGGTTCTTATGGTGCTGCAGGAACTGTTGCTACATTTACTGTTGATGCACAGGGTCGTTTAACTGCTGCTGCAAACTCAACAATTTCAATCACTGCTTCACAAGTTAGTGATAGAGCAACAAACCTTGTAACTGGTTTAACAGGAACAGCGAACGAGATTGCAGTGTCAAACTCTGGTGTTGGTGCAGTAACGCTTAGCCTTCCAGCCAATGTTACTATCTCAAACAACCTCACAGTTTCTGGGGATTTGATTGTTAATGGTAATACAACAACTCTTAACACAGCAACACTCGTTGTTGAGGACAAGAATGTTGTTCTTGCTAATGTTGCAACACCAACAGATACAACAGCTGATGGTGCTGGTATTACAGTTCTTGGCGCAACAGACAAGACTCTTAACTGGGTAGATGCTACCGATGCTTGGACATCTTCTGAGCATTTCAATATTCTTGCTGGTAAGTCATACTACATTGGCGGCTCTGCCGTTCTTTCAAATACAACTTTGGCATCAAGCGTCATTACTTCAAGCCTTACATCTGTAGGAACTATTGGCACTGGCGTATGGCAAGGAACTGCTATCGGTGTTGCTTATGGTGGTACTGGTTCAACAACGACTTCTGATGCAAGAACTGCATTGGGTCTTGCAATTGGGTCTAATGTTCAAGCCTTTAGCTCACAGCTCACAGCGCTTGCTGCAAATACTGCTACAATAGATGGTGGTACTTTCTAATTAAGAGGCTTGAATGGCTAATGTAATTAAATTAAAGAATTCTGGAACGGCAAATACAGCCCCCACTTCGCTTGAAGCTGGGGAGCTTGCTGTCAATTATAATGATGGTATTTTATATTATAAGGATTCTAGTAATGCAATTTCTATACTAAGCTCTGCGGCATCTGCTATCGCTACTGGTAGCAGTATAGCGATTTCTACAACACCACCTGTTAGCCCATCTTCGGGGGACTTATGGTTTGATTCAGATACTGCTCAAACATTTGTTTATTATGATTCTTTCTGGGTTGAGATTGGTTCTTCAGGTATGGCTGCAGTGGTCTCTGATGCACCTCCGTCTTCCCCTATTGCTGGTCAAATATGGTTTGACTCTGTAACTGGCGGAACTTATGTTTATTACAGTTCTGCGTGGGCAGAAATTGGTGCAGTCCCAGACAGCGTACCTCTTAATGTGATTGATGCAAAGGGTGATTTGATTGTAGGAACTGCTGATAATGTTGCTGCAAAATTAAGTGCGGGGACAGACGGTTATTTCTTAAAAGCTAATTCTTCAACAGCTACAGGCTTGGCTTGGGCTGCAATTCCAACTATTAATGCACTTGATGATGTTGGAGATGTAACTATTACGAGTATTTCCACAGGGCAGTTCTTGAAGTGGGATGGTTCGGCTTGGGTAAATGCAACAATTCCAACCATTAATGCGCTGGATGATATTGGCGATGTAACTATCACTAGCGCAAGTTCGGGTCAAGTGCTACAATGGAGCGGTAGCGCATGGGTTAATGCAACATTTAGTTCAGATGTTATGACTGATACTCGGAATGCAGCAATAATACTTATGGATATAGGGAGCTAATATGGCATCAGGTGACAGAGCGGAAGCAAGATTGTGTGCGCCTACCCAACTTGGTACTTCTACTACGACTTTGTTCACAGTAGCGGCTGGTCATACATATGTGGTTAAGCAAATCATTATTGCTAACACGGATACGGTTGACCGTACTGTTACTTTAGCTATTGGTTCTGCGGCTACTGCTGCTAATAGAATAATGTCTGCGTTGCCGATTGGTGCCAATGATGTGATGGTTTGGGATACAGCTTTAGTTTTGTTGGCTACTGAGACTTTACAGGGCTTGTCTGACACGGCGAGCAAAGTAAATGTTACGGTGGTTGGCTGGGATAAGACGAACTGATGGGTTTAGATTCTGCTTACGGTATTGGTTCTTTGAAGCAAGGGGTTTGCACTAGTTCTACTCGCCCTGCTTCTCCGTTTGAAGGACAGCAAATTTATGAGACTGATACCGACAGAGTGTTGGTATACAACGGAACAGCGTGGGTGCTGACAAGTAGCGCAGGTTCGTATTCACCAACTTCGGCAACGGTGTACCCAAACTTCCTTGTGTATTTTTCTGGGGGAAACGGAAGTGTCGTTAATAATGCTTATCTCGCATACAACACCACCTTGTATGATGACACATCATCGGTCAGTTCTGGGGTATTCACTGTTCCTGCGGGGCAGGCTGGCATTTATCAATTTAATGTTGCAGGAAACTGTTACAACATTGGAACAAGCGGTTATTTTAGAATCCAATTAGTCACATCTGGTAGCACTGGGTTGGACATAAATGGTTCTCAAACACCAGCGCAAGGGGGGTCAGATGTTTTCTCTATTTCGTCAGCAACAGTAAAACTTGCTGTTGCTGACACCGTAAGAGTCAGGTGGATTGTGCCTGCTACTGGTCTTTATTCTGCTGGTATTACATACAATTCTTTTTCTGGGACAAGGATTCGCTGATGACTATTTCTGCTACTACACAAGGGCTAAGACCAGGCGTTTGTACTTCGTCTAACAGACCCGCAACACCGTTTGAGGGGCAGATGATTTATGAAACTGACACCGACATGCTTGGTGTTTGGAATGGTTCATCGTGGAGATATTTTGCGTCATCTGCTACAACAAACGGAAGTGTTTTGCAGGTTGTAACTAATCAGCCAGCATTTGGCGACCAAAATCTTACTAGTGCTTCTGAAACCATGTTTATTAGCAACCTTGTACAGATTACTCCAAAGTCTGCTTCTTCAAAAATAATTATATTTTTTACTTTTGGTGGTTATCCAACTAACTTTTCTAACTATTATTCTTTGTGGATTCGCAGAGGTGCTGTTGGCTCTGGTAATAAAATTACTTCCAGTAGTAATTCTTTTGGTGATTGGACACACAACTTTCAAATGAACTCTGCTGGTTCATACGGAGTTTCGGCTCATCAACAATACGATATTCATGCTTTTGATACTGCTGGTACTACTTCAACTATTACTTATTCTCTTACAGGAATAAACCACACTACATTGGGTGGTTCTTTTGTTTTGTGGTCTGGTGCCGTAAACCGAATTACCCTTATGGAGATTTCAGGATAATGCCTCTTAGTTCTGTTGTTGGTGCGCAATCAATTATTAAACCTGGTGTGTGTACTTCTTCAACCCGCCCTGCTGTGCCGTTTGAAGGTCAAATGATTTTTGAGACCGACACGGACCGTTTGTATATTTACAACGGTACGGCGTGGGTTATCCCGAACAGCCCTGCACAAAACCCAACAGGTTTAGAGTTCATTAAAACGCAAGCAGTTGTTGCAGGTGAGGCAGCAACTGCTGTTACAAATGTTTTTTCTGCAACTTACGATAATTACAGAGTAGTTGTAACTGGTCTGCAAACGAGTGCTTCGCAAGGACTTGCTTTGAAAATGGGTACTACTGCTACTGGTTATTACGGGAACATGGTTTATGCATTATATAATGCTACGGCGTGGACTTTTGTGCCACAGAATAATTCAAACTTTTGGTTTGTTGGTCTTACTGATGCTGGTGTACCAACCACATCTAGCACATTTGATTTGATAGCCCCGTTTCTTTCCGTTAGAACTCAAATGAATGGTGGGTACTATGGGCGTGGTTACGTTGGAACTTTTGCGGGTTCATTAGAAAACTCAACCAGTTACACGGATTTTAGATTTTTTAATGATAGTTCAGGAACAATGACTGCTGGGCAAATTAGCGTTTATGGATATAGGAAGTCGTAGCAGGTATCTAATGGCATTTACATTCCCTGCTTCCCCAGCTACTAACGACACTTACACGGTAGGTCCACGCACATACACATGGTCGGGTTATGTTTGGGAAATGACAGGCGGATTAATTACAGGTATCGTTACTGATCAAATAACTGATTTAGCTGTCACTACAGCAAAGATTGCTAATACAGCCGTAACGACAGCGAAGATTGCAAATACAGCAGTTACTGCAACACAAATTGCTAATGCTACAATCACTGCGACACAAATTGCAAATGCTACAATCACTGCAACACAAATTGCTAATACAACAATTACTGCAACGCAGATTGCAAACACTACAATTACTGCAACCCAAATTGCAAATACAACAATTACAAATACACAGCTTGCAGCAAATGTTGCGGCTACAAATTTAGGTTTTACACCTGCATCAACAGGTAAGGCAATTGCTATGGCAGTTGTATTCGGGTAACAAGGAGAAATTATGGCAGCACCTAATATAGTATCGGTAACAACAATCACGGGAAAAACAGCAGTTCTTGCTATTACAACATCGGCAACTGCAATCGTTACAAATTCTGGTTCAAGCGGAAAAGTATTTAAAGTTAACGCCCTTTATGTCTCTAATATTGACGGAACAAATACTGCGGATGTTACCGTTGATTTGTATCGTTCAACAACTGCTTATCACATTGCTAAAACAGTTTCGGTACCAGCAGATGCAACACTGGATGTCATTAGTAAATCTTTTTATCTAGAAGAAGGAGACTCATTGCGCCTTACTGCTTCTGCCAACTCCGACCTTGAAGCAGTCTGTAGTTATGAGGAGATTAGTTAATGCCGCAATTTCCTGGGCAAAGTATTGGGGCATCTGGTTTATGGAATTTAAATGAAGTACGAGATGCTGTATCTGGTTTTAATTGGGTATCTCAAAAACCAAATGCAGTTGAATATTTAGTAGTAGGTGGTGGAGGTGGTGGTGGTAATTATGTCGGTGGCGGTGGAGGCGGTGGTGGATTTGTTGAAGGAGCAATATCTGTTGTTGCTGGAGTTTCTTACACAGTAACAGTAGGCGGTGGTGGTGCAGGAGATGCCGCTGGAGCAAACTCAAGCATTGTTGGCGGAAGTATAAATATCGTTGCCCTGGGTGGTGGTATTGGCGGAAGATACGCAAATAATCCTGGAACGGCTGGTGGTAGTGGAGGTGG